TCCAGTAGTAGAGTTAGCATAAGTCACTGTAGTTGTAGTGCAATTTGTCACTACGTAATTTCCGTTGTATCCCGCTGGAGTTACTCCAGTAACAGAAATTACTTGATTGACTTGGAATGGAGCAGTTTCTTGAGCATCAAATGTTAATGTTGCTGCATCACCAAATGTTATTGTTTCTCCGTTTGTATTTGCAGTATTTGGGTGAGAAAGATTTGCAAAAGTAGCACCAAGTCCAGTAATATAAGCACCTGATCCAATTCCAGTTCCAAAAACTGGCATTCCCAATACAAGTCCAGTATTATTTGCAATACTTACATATCCTTGACCTGTAGTGCCTCCTGTAGAGGTTTTAGTGGTTGAAACTGTTCCAGTTGTTGCAGTAATTGTAAGATAAGGATCTGCAGTAATTGTTAAATCTCTAGTGTTTAACTGATTGGTTACAGCCAATCTCATTAAATCTCTAGCAGTTGTAAATACATAATTTGATTGAGCTTCTTCTCCAAGAAGTCCATTAGTTGTTGGTTGACCGACATTATTAAAATAGAATCCAGCAAATCTTCTACTGTAATTATTACCTCCAGTAAATACGTCCGTCTTAACTGCATCTACAAAAAATCCAGTATCTCTAGCACACTTCCAAATTCCTGCAGTGGTTCCAAATCCAATTACACTCAGATTAAAGTTTCCAAGATTTAGTGCAGGAAGTCCACTAGTATTTCCAGCACCAACTACGGCAGTAATGACTCCAACAAGAGAAGTAATATTATTTTGCACATCAGTACATGCTGTAGTATCAGAAACTCCTACATTTCCACCACCTCCTCCAAAAACTGTTGGTCCAGGAGTAGCATCTAAATTTTTATTGCTGAGCTGGTTCGTAATAGCTCTTCGCATTTCGATTCCAGCTTGTTGGAATCCGTAAATTGATTGTTGTTCTTCTCCAACAAGACCGGTTGATAGAGCTGCTCCAACACTATCAAAGTAGAAGGCAGCAAATGTTCTTGCATAATTATTACCTCCGGTAAATACATCTGTTGAAACGGCATCAACAAAGTATCCAAGATCTCTCTGACATTTAGCTGAAGATATTCCAGAAGACCAAAAAGTAGGATATTCAGTATTAATAGCCGTTAATGCAGTAGCAACGATCTCACTCTTATTGAGTTGTATTAATTGATATGCACGATAGTATCTAGAATCTTTAGTTGTAGAAGTAACACCCGGACCTGGTACATAGAATCCGGTAGGGAATCCAACAGCAAGAGAAGCTATTGATTTATCAACAATTTCTTGTTTGTTGATTTCAATTAATTTATGAGCATAATAATATCTTGATCTTGTAGTAGTTTCAGCATCTCCAGGGAAGAAGAATGTTGATCCTACTCCAACTGCAACAGAAGCAAGAGATTTATCAATGATCTCCTGTCTATTTCCTACGATAAGATTTCTAGCATCTTTAGATGTATGGAAATAATTACCATTTGAATTTGCTGGATCCTGTATAAGAGTAAAATCAAATGTTTGATTTACACTAGTTTGATATAGTGTAGGTGGTGACTGGTTATTGATTATATATTGTCCAATAAATTTTAGATAATCAAGAGCAAAAATGAAAGGTACCTCTTCACCGGCGTAAGTTCCTTGATTATAAAAATCAAGCGAAGTAGATCTAGATTTAGAATTTCCTCCAAATCTTACATCATAAGTCAGAGCTTTTACAGCAGATCCGATTCCAGCTTTCCAAGTATTTTCGTTAAAATCTGGGAATATCGTAGCAATTCCAATATTTTCAAAGTTAAATTTTACATATGCAATTACTTCTTCTTTGATAAATTGTTCGTTTACCTCAAGTAAATCACCAGCATCGAGATATCTTTGACCAGGATAAAGGAAACTATCAAATGATGCTAATTGAGCCGCACGTTTGATAGTTTTAACTGGTAGAGCTCTACCATCAAAAGTATCGTCACCGTTTTCAGCAGAAACATAATATCTACTTTCAAATAATCCAGCACCATTTGTTGTAAATCCTAAAGTTCCATCTGGAAGTAATGCTAAAAGTTGTCCTGCAGTTCCTAACTTTGGAGGTAAAGTTAATGTATAATTTGAAGAAATACCAGAATTAGAAAGTTGAATCTTTACAGATTTGTCCTGACTACTTGCAGTATTAACACCGACAAGAGATAATGTACTTACACCTACATTATTAAATGTAGAAACTCCAGAATAATTAATATTAGTTCCAGAAAGAGTTGTAACAAATCCAGCAATAACTCTCAAACTTTCTATACCAGAAACTGAAGAATTTTCTCCATTAATGGTTATAGTTCCAGATCCAACAGAAAGAATGCCAGTAATCCTAGCATCACCGGAAACAATCAAATCAGTGTCACCAATTCCTATAGTAACATTTCCAAAAGTAGAGAGACCGGTATAGTTAATATCAGATCCATTTAGATAAGTAATGAATCCAACTAGAGATTCTAATCTTTGAACCGTTCCCACTCCAGTTACGTCAAAGTATGTTGCAAATCCAGTATTAACTCTGGAAAGATTGGTGTTAGATGTTTCAATATTTAAATCGGTAGCGATACCAGAAGAAATATATGCAATATCTAATCTTGCACTAGAAATTCCTGCAGTAGTTACGATACCACTTGTAGCAAAGAAGTTGTCTACTCTAGCGCTTGTAATTCCTACGGTTGTTACAATACCGCTTGCAAGATATAAATTATCGATATATCCGAAAGAAATTCCTGCAGTAGTTACAATACCTGTAGTTACAAAAAGATCATCTACTCTACCACTAGAGATTCCTGCGGTTGTTACAATACCTGTAGTTACAAAAAGATCATCTACTCTACCACTAGAGATTCCTGCAGTGGTTACGATACCAGAAGTTGCAAAGAAATTATCGACTCTAGCGCTTGTGATTCCTGCAGTGGTTACGATACCAGAAGTTGCAAAGAAATTATCGACTCTAGCGCTTGTAATTCCTACAGTTGTTAGAATACCAGTGTTAATATATACATTGTCTATTGATGCAGTTGAAATTCCTGCAGTAGTTACGATACCAGAAGTTGCAAAGAAATTATCTACTCTAGCGCTTGTGATTCCTGCAGTGGTTACGATACCAGAGTTGATGTAACCATTATTAGCTGATAAAGTTGTGGTATAAAGATTAGTTATAATACCTGAAGCTACATAAGCATTTGTAATGTTAAAACTAGTAGCGATACCACCATTGATATTAGCAGTATCAATGTACTCTGTAGTTGCAAATAGAGTGGTTACAATACCTGTAGTTACAAAAAGATCATCTACTCTACCACTAGAAATTCCTGCAGTAGTTACGATACCTGTAGTTACAAAAAGATCATCTACTCTACCACTAGAAATTCCTGCAGTAGTTACAATACCTGTAGTTACAAAAAGATCATCTACTCTACCACTAGAGATTCCTGCAGTGGTTACGATACCAGAGTTGATGTAACCATTATTAGCTGATAAAGTTGTGGTATAAAGATTAGTTATAATACCTGAAGCTACATAAGCATTTGTAATGTTAAAACTAGTAGCGATACCACCATTAATATTTGCAGTATCAATATACTCTGTAGTTGCAAATAAGGTTGTAACAATACCAGAAGTTGCAAAGAAATCATCTACTCTAGCACTTGAAATTCCTGCAGTGGTTACGATACCAGAAGTTGCGAAGAAGTTGTCTACTCTAGCACTAGAAATCCCTGCAGTGGTTACGATACCAGAAGTTGCAAAGAAATCATCTACTCTAGCACTAGAAATCCCTGCAGTGGTTATAATTCCTGTGTTTATTCTTGAAGTATTTGCATTTGATTCACTGGTTACGTTTAATCTAGAAACCGACTCTTCTTGAACATCTAGGACATCAATGAATGCTTTACCGACAATGGGATCAGTGAAAGTAAAACTTGTTGATATGCTTAAATTTGAAAAATAATAATCATTAAGTTGAGTAAATTCAAAATCTCTAGTTCCAGTTACATTATTAGTTTCATTTATTGTTATTTCGCCAACTCCAATACTTTCAATATTGGCGGCCGCAGTTAATCCACTAGAAGGATCAAATATTATATCATATCCCACTGCCAAATTAGAAGTATCAATTCCAGTAATTATTGTACCAGCTGAAGAAACTGTTCCAGATACAGTTAAAACTCCAACAGTACCGGTTGTATTTTGAGATAGAGTTACAAATCCAGTACCTAGAGAAAGGATGGTTGTTCCTGCACCAATCCCAAAACCACTAACTCCATATCCGACAGCTAAAACGGATGTATCAATGCCCGCAGGGGATGACAATTCATTTCCATTAGAAGTAACTAGATAAGCAGATGTTGATATTTGGGCATCTGTGGTAAATTGACTTATAATGATAGAACCGGTTTCAATACCTACCACTGTTGTTCCAACAGAAACATATGTGGAATTAGTAACAGAATATCCTACGCGAATATCATTCGTAGAAATTCCAATAATTAGAACGTCTGGAGTTGAACTTATAATACCGGTCCTTTCAACAGGTTGGTTGTAAGCTATAGATAAACTTCTGGCATTTACATTACCAGCAAATACAGCATCTCCAATTACGTCTAAAGCAACTGCAGTTCCACTAGTTCCAATTCCAATTGAAACTTTATTAATTAAATTTTGAGTCGAAGCTGCACCAACTAGATAATGACCGCCAGCAGTAGATCCATCATGGACCACTGCGACATCTAGATTAGTATCAATTGTTAACTCTCCAACTGCCCCCGTAAATACTAAATGTTCTGCTGTGGTTCCTCTTCTAAGCTGTACCTGCTTGGTCATAGTACTATACGACTCAAATTACTATTTCTTCTGATTTATTTATCAGAATTAAATGATAACAACATAAGTTCTTGGAATCTGGAATGGATTGTTAATAGTTGTTCCCGAAGTTTCCTGAATATAAATTGTTCCAAGTCCGACATAAGTTGATTTAGTAAACGACTCAAATCCTGAAGAGAATCCAAATAAAGATCCAGATGTATCTTTGTAGATTTTGACAACAAAATTATTTGAAGATCCAAGAATACTAATTGATCCAGAACTCTTATATGCAGGTATGAATATAATATTTGGATATAGAAGTTCTCCCGATAAAGTTGCAATTCCAGACCCAATTTGAGTGTAAGTTGAAACTTTTTTGGTTGATGAAGTTCCACTAATATTGAATATTCCAATTCCAACAACAGAGTATTCGGATTCAACTTTGGTTGTTGCGGAACCATTGATAGAAATAAGTATCGTAGACTCTGGAGTTTGTGCAGAATAAGATTCTGATTTACCAGAAAGAGCAAACAGACTACCAGATCCATTATAAGTATCTACCTCTTTTTCACCAGAAGATGTGGCAATAAAGATAGTTCCAAATCCAATTTCCGAACTTACAAATTTAACACTCTGATAAGATCCAAAAATTGACTCTACTCCAACACCAATATAAGAATAAGTTGCAATTTCTCTTGTAGAAGCAACTCCACTTAATGTGAATAGTATTGTATCCTCAACAGGGTTCGCAACAAATGTTATATTCGCTGCATTTTGATAATCACATGTAAATTCTTCACTATCACAGGAATCATAAAGAACATCCGAAGTATGTTGAGTAAACTTAAATAGTACAGTATTAGAAATACTTGGAGTGTAAGCACTTACTGCAGCAACACCAAATACATCTACAGGTATTACTCCAGTTCCAACTTCAGATATAGTAATACTTTCATCAGAAGCTGCACCATTAATACTTAATGTTGGTTGATCTGTTGGAGGTATGCTTGATAAAGACTCATTTGCAGAAGAGGTAAATTGATATAAAACAGTATTCTCTGGAGTCTGTGCAGATATTGACTCTAATGTTTCTGAAATTCCAGATATTACAAATAAAGTTCCTTTACCGTTTATCAGAATTTTTCTAATTATCTTGTCAGCACCGGCACTAAGAGTTATGGAACCGGATCCACGATAAGCATCTACCTCTTTTTCTAATGTTGCAGTTGTTTGTTGCGAAATAGTTGCATTTCCAGATCCAGAATATGTAAATGTTCTTACCGGTCTGGTTAATGCATTACCAGGAATAGTTACAATACCAGAAGTAATATAAGTGGATCTTGTGAAACTCCAAGATTTACCAACTCCAGGGCCGCCAGGATAAGCTATCGTATCCTCTGGACTAAATCCAGTAATTACATTGAATAATCCAGTTCCAGAATATGGAGTTAATGGACTATACTTGGCAATATTATTAGTTTGATCAAACTTGAATGTTCCTATTCCAGTTCCAGGAACCTTATCATTAATTGGATATCTATTTGAATATGTCTTAGCATCACGAAGATTTCCTTCACTATCCGGCGCAGTTCCTACGCCAATACCAAACTTAATGCCTGTTGTGCCAATACCAATATTTTTTTCAATACCATAGTGTGGAGTGTAATCAATATTTGGATGTAATAGTTCTCCAGAAATACTAAAGAGTTGAGTATTCTCTGGAGTCTGAGCTGAATAAGCTTCTAGAGCTACTCCAGAAATACTAAAGAGTTGAGTATTCTCTGGAGTCTGAGCTGAATAAGCTTCTAGAGCTGTTCCAGAGAATGTTAGAGTACCTAAGCCAACATAGGAATCTACATCTTTTTCTACAGCTACTCCAGAGAATGTTAGAGTACCTAAGCCAACATAAGATTCTGTATTCTTCTCTACAGCTACTCCAGAGAAAGTATAAAGAACAAAGTCTTCTGGAGTCTGAGCTGAATAAGCCTCTAGAGCTGTTCCAGAAATAGTAAAGAGTTGAGTATTCTCTGGAATCTGAGCTGAATAAGCTTCTAGAGCTACTCCAGAAATACTAAAGAGTTGAGTATTCTCTGGAGTCTGAGCTGAATAAGCTTCTAGAGCTGTTCCGGAGAGTGTTAGATTACCTAAGCCAACATAGGAATCTACATCTTTTTCTATAGCTATTCCAGAGAATGTTAGAGTACCTAAGCCAACATAGGAATCTACATCTTTTTCTATAGCTACTCCAGAGAATGTTAGAGTACCTAAGCCAACATAAGATTCTGTATTCTTCTCTACAGCTACTCCAGAGAAAGTATAAAGAACAAAGTCTTCTGGAGTCTGAGCTGAATAAGCCTCTAGAGCAGTTCCAGAGAACGTATAAAGAACTAAATCTTCTGGAGTCTGAGCTGAATAAGCCTCTAGAGCAGTTCCAGAGATTTGAATTCCTGTGGTTCCAATACCAATATTCTTTTCAATACCATAATGTGGAGTGTAATCAATATTTGGATGTAATAGTTCTCCAGAAATTTTAATTCCGGTAGTTCCAATACCAATATTCTTTTCAATACCATAATGTGGAGTGTAATCTACAAATGGGTGTATGATAGAAGTATTGGTAATTGTAAATAATCCAGAAGGAAAGTAATTATAGGCGGCTGTTTCTCGACAAGAAGCAATTCCAGAAATAGAATATAAAGCAGTATCACCGATATATCCCTTTCTAGTAAAACTCCAGGATTTACCTACACTAGGACCTCCAGGATAAGCTTCTGTATCCTGTGGGCTAAATCCATTTACAACATTAATCGGTCCAAATGGATATACAAGTTCACCGACAATAGATGGAACTACAGCACTTACTTCACCAAAATCAAGTGTTAGTCCAGTTGGCGATAGATATACATCACCATAATCAGCGGGTTGTTCAGTTGGATTGTGAATTATTAATCCATAATCCAAAGCACCTTCAATGATAGAACTTTCATTATAATCATAAGTGACCCTTTCAACTAACTGACCAAATTCAAATAGTGTACCAATACCAACATAAGATTCTGTATTCTTTTCTACAGCTACTCCAGAGAAAGTATAAAGAACAAAGTCTTCTGGAGTCTGAGCTGAATAAGCCTCTAGAGCTGTTCCAGAGAAAGTATAAAGAACAAAGTCTTCTGGAGTCTGAGCTGAATAAGCTTCTAGAGCTACTCCAGAAATACTAAAGAGTTGAGTATTCTCTGGAGTCTGAGCTGAATAAGCCTCTAGAGCTGTTCCAGAGAATGTTAGAGTACCTAAGCCAACATAGGAATCTACATCTTTTTCTACAGCTACTCCAGAAATACTAAAGAGTTGAGTATTCTCTGGAGTCTGAGCTGAATAAGCCTCTAGAGCTGTTCCAGAAATAGTAAAGAGTTGAGTATTCTCTGGAGTCTGAGCTGAATAAGCTTCTAGAGCTGTTCCAGAGAATGTTAGAGTGCCTAAACCTATATAAGATTCAGTTTCAGACTCTAATGCAGAAGTTGATAAAACTATAGATCCAGAAACAACTTCTGAATAAGAAGCTCTTACTATCGCAATACCATCAATATAAAGCCTATAGTTTGCAGAACATATTGCTGATCCACTTAGAGACATTCCTCCAAATGGATATGGTATTACTGGATCAACAATAAAAGCATAATCGCCAATTTGTGGAATTGGTGTTCCTGATACTTGACCATAATCAAGGGGAATACCAGATAAAACATCTACAATACTACCATAATCAACAATACTTTCAGTTATTGAAGATTCATTATAGTCATAAGTAATACTTTCTTCAGCAGTATCTAAACTGAAAAGAGTGCCAGATCCCGTATAATTACCTGTTATAAATCGTTCTTCCGCGCTTCCAAATATCTGTATATTTCCTGAACCAACATAAGATTCTGTATCATTCTCTATAGCTACTCCAGAAATACTGAAGAGTTGAGTATTCTCTGGAATTTGAGCAATGAACTGTAAGCCTGTATAGTTACCAGTAATTGTGTAGAGAGTAGTATCTCCTACAGGACTTATCGTAGTGGACTCTAGGGCCGTCTCGGCGACGGCTGTATCTAGTCGGAGAGTACCAGAAGACAGATATGCATTTACGGTCCTTTCTAGACCATTTCCTATCTCAAATACAGTACCATTTCCTACCCAAGTAAATACAACATTTTCAGTTAGAGTTTCACTTGTAAATTCAAATAGTATACCAGAAGAAATATATTGATAACTTGCAGATTCTTGTAGAGTACTTAATGTACCTATATTACCGTAAGGAACTAATGACTCGCTAACAGAGATATTATACCAGTCATCTTCTAAGAAATTAAAAGTTGGACTTCCATCACTTACAGCTCCAATATCCTCCGAAGATGTTGATGCAGACGAAATTAATCCATAATCTTCGGTAGAATATGGATTATTTACTTCTGGATTATCTAGATTATAGACATAAACTGCCATGCAAGTCGTCCAACAACTTTTTTAAAAAAGAAGGAGGATCGCCATAAAAAAGCAACCCTCCCACCAATAACTTATTATATTTTTTTATTAAAATAAATCAGTCAAGAGCAACATTCAATGTGATCTTGATTTGGTCACCGTTATTTTGAATGGTGTATGGACCATTTGTAAATCTTTCTGCATACATTACAGAACTATAAAGAGTTGCGGTACTTAAACCAGCACTTGAATTTGGTGTTGCTGTCAAAGCGGGAGTAGTGTGAAACTCGTTTGCATTAGGAACAGAGAATACTGTATAAACATTAGATGTTAATGTAGTATTACCAGTTCCGGCAGCAATGTAAAGTACATCTCCAGCAACTAGTTGGTGATTGGTTACTGCAATTTTACCAAAACTGAAGGTAACACTTGAATCAGTAGCAACTTGAATATTATCGATAAGAACTTTATCTAAATAAATTACTTTTAATGCTCTGTCAATACCTATAACTGTAGTTCCTGTTTGAATTCCTGCGTTTCCACCAACAACCATTCCCAAAGTTAAATCGTCTACGCTTTGATCTGGATCAATTGTGATATAAGAGTTACCAATAACACCAATTACTGGATCAGTATTGTCACCCTTGGTAACTGTAGTACCGATACCAACCGAGGCATAGTGAACAACGCCTTGTACAGCAACAGGCATGTTGTTTGCACGAGTTACATAGTAACCATAAACATCACCAGCATCTCCAGTGAATGTAAAAGTTTGTTCTGGATATGTTGCAGTTGTACCAGAACCTACTTGATTAATTCTCCAACGAGAACCATTGAGAAGAATACCAGTCTGAGATGTATATGTCTGATCTCCTCTATTGTTTACACAATATGGATACCCTGTGGTAGGAGCAAATCCATAAGCATTGGTATTTCCAATTCCATATGGTTCATAATATCTGGAATCAGAAGGGACATCCGACTCAGCTGGAGTGGTGTTACTTGTAAAAAGTTTTAAAACTAAGTTTCTGGGAGACTGGTCAGCAAGACTTGCAGTGTGGTTGTTGTTTGCAACCAAGTATCTGAGTGACTCAAGTTCTCCAATATTTGGAACTAATAGTGCCATTTAAACAACTCCCCTACAGGTTATGAATTTTAATAACTATCTTTATTTATAATTTTAATTTTAAAGAGATTAGAAATCTGGTAATATTATTTACAGCAATAACGTCAAAAGTGAGAATATCTCCAGCTGTTATTGTTTTTGTCCATCCGGTTAAATCATCATCACGAACTTTTCTTGCATTGGACATTTGTGGATATACCCCACCAACAATTGAGGTAAAAGTGGGAAATGTTGAATAACTTGACTTTTTAATGTCCAGTGTTAAATTGCCTTGTTGGTCTGATAATATCACTAAAGATTCTAAAACCCCTGTTACATCAACAGTTAATGATCCTTTATTTCCTGTTATCATTGCAATAGATCCACTATCAATTATATAATTAATCGTTCTAGTTAAATCTGCAGTTGCGGCTAAAGCGACAATAGTGCAATCTTGACCATTTGTTGGTGCAGTTGTAAATATTATATTATTTGTGGATAAAGTATAATCTTTCCCTGGTTGTAAAATAGATCCATCAAGCATTACCAAAAGTTGTTGGTCATTAATAGGAACATAAGAAGTCGCATTTTCAGTAAGAACAAATGTTGAAATTGATCCGTTAAATTGTGAACTTATGTCATCTAAGATAATGTTACCATATTGAATTGATTTAGTAGGAATTTCATAATCAACACCAATTCTATATGCACCTGGTTCATTTAATGTTACTAAGTAATCTGTCATTAGGAGACTCCTGGAGTTACTAAAACATTTCCTTGAACAGCTCGGGTTCTATAAGAATTTGGAGATATCAAGATAACATCATAAACATAACGACCACCTTCAATGGAATCGGTTGCAGTAAACCCCATGGAGACAACGATTTTTCCATTAATTCTATCTGGAAAACTTAAAGTTAGTGGATATGAAGTTGAAGATGTTGGATGTTTCCTGATAGAAGAAATACCAGTATATCCTGTTAAGTTTAATGGTGCGTTGTTGGTATTCCTGATTGTAAAGGTGGCTTGAAAGTCAACCCCTTGTTCAAGAACTAAGTTTACATTCCTTGCCGCCATTATGGGAATCCATTTTTAAATATTTATGATTCAGAATCCAATTTTGATAGAATCAATTTCATCATATTTTTTAATTCATCCACATCATTTTTTAAATTCCCAAGTTGTTCAATTTTATCATTCATAGTATTAAATTGTTCAATTTCTTTTAATTTTCTTTCTTTAGTCTGCAGATATGCAGAAAACTCGTTTCCAGAACAATTTAAAATTGCTCCTGACTTAGAATCACGAAATAATCCACTATTTCCTTCTACTGGTATTAATTCCATATTATATTGATGCTATTGCTCTCAAATCTCTTATTAAAGGAACAAAAGAAGAATTAGTTCCAGACATCAGAATTTTTATTTGGAATCCTTTAAATTGCGGTAAGAATGAAGCTGTAAACTCATAGGATCTGAAATCTTCTTCTGAAGAAGCGGACAATACTTTTTTGTCTGGTAATCCATTATTATCTTTTGCATTTTTAACTTGTCCATTATCATCCAAATTATTATACCCAGGGAAAAGTTCCCAAAGTGGTGCTGAATTTGAATCACCTCTAAACAATCTATAACAAACTCTGATGTCACTACTTGAATGTCTAAGTGCATCAAAATACACCTTTAAATTATCTGCTGCCTTTTCAAGACGAACAATTTTACTTAAGTAAGTAGCAGCAGTTGGATCATCAGTTAGAGAATTAACTCTGCCATCAGTTGCGTAATTTTTAACTTTTGAATTGATTCTATTTGCAATAGTAATTACATTCGTTCTATCCAAATCTATCATTGGAGACACTTTAGTATCTTGACTAGTTAATTCTAATTCTATTGTAAAAGACTTATTTCCAGGAAAATCTTGTAAATATGTATTTTCATTGATTTGTGATGCTACCAATCTTGGACTGGAGAGTTCATTAGTTTTTACTAAAGAAATATCTTCAAACCCCTGATCGACAAAAGAAATTAAGTTACTGTCGGGAGTTGACGCAGAGAATGTTCGTGCTTTCGCCGTAATGTTAGTTTTCTCAGGTAACATTATTTGGAAATTAGTTAAAAATGAATTAAAAGGTATATTTTGTGTTGCTTTTGGTCCTTTTGGAGATCCCATTAAAGGAACAATATCATAAGATCCGCAAGATTTATCTGCCTTGAAGAATAATTCTGGGAACCCGTTTGCGTTTCCTGTTGTTCTATCTGTTCCTCCAGTATTCATACCAACCTTAATATAATAGAAATCCAAATCATTTGGATAAATTGTTTGATTTGCAGCTGATAAATTATGAGTTTTATTGATCCTTCTCAAAGAAACTCCATTAAGCTCATACTTGTAAACAGAAATACCGCTAGAGTAAGATCCACCAATTGTTCCGTCTACTTTTCTAGATATACCAGTTAGAGAATTAGTAGAAGTTACAACTCCAGTATATTTAATAACTTCAGTATCAATCAAAATATATCCAGGGTTCAAAGAAGATACCGGAATATTTTCAAAACTAGTAAAGATTCCAACAGAATTGACTATAATTGAATCAGTTGAAGATGCAGTATATGAGGAATTCAATGTTTGCGGTTTCAGATCTGATTCTAATCCAGAAAGAACAACCCTATCATTCGTAGCATACATTCCATGGTTATAATGACTTACTTTAAAATGAAGTCCATCTGAGATAGTTTTGATATACGTAACATTGGCATTTGATAAAGAGACTGTTCCAGCAGTGCCAACATAGAATAAGATATCAGTTGAGTTTTGTTGTGGAGTTCCTTGAACTCTGTCAATAAGTAAAGAATTGAATGCAGAGATTACCCCAATATTATTTGGTATAGAAAGAATCAGGTTGTTGCCCAAATTATCAGTTTGGCTATAATCAACTTCTAAAGCATCTCCATAAACATATCCAGTGCCACCAACAGATACGGTAGCTGCAATTGCAACTCCACCTTGTACACTCAGATTGACTTTTGCGCCGACACCGCTGCCAGTTAACGCTATTACGTTCACATTTGAATAAGTTTTAAATCCAGTCGTAAATGCAGATCCAGGAGAAGTTACTGATAACGTGCTGCCAATACCAATTGATCCGACGACACTTTTCAAATTACCCCTGAAGTTTCCGTTATTGTTTTGAAGTATTGTAACTCCACTAGTAAGATCAGTAACTTCAGAAGTAGTTAAACTCTTTCCAAGTCCAACTATTAATGATCTGGAAATACAATCAAGTGGATTTGGCTTTAATGTAACTATCTGTCTGTTACCAACATCTAAATCTGGATTATAGAATCTAACAGTAGAAGATCCCTTATAAAAATCTGCTCTATATATTGTTAATTTAAGGTCTTCAAGTTGACTTGGATCCCATGTGGCACCATTTTGAGATTTAAACAAAGATCCTAATAAAGGTTGTTGTGATACAATAATTTTTTCAGACTCTACTTTATTTACAGTAGTTACATCTTCTTCACCCATTCTAGAAATAAAGACGTTATATTCGTCAGACGCCGAAAGAAGAACTACTGCATATGACTTACCAGTTTCACAATAAACTGGTGAAGGAAAAGTAAATGTAGTAGCAACAGATCCCGAATCTGAGGTTTTAACATCAACTGGATCTAAGATTATTTCGCCAAAAGGCAAAATTTCTGTAGTGGGCAAACCAGTTTGCATAGTTCTGATTTGTGCTGTAATTGGTAATCCTTTAGTATCTTTTGTCTTAAAGAAGACATCAACTTTGGTTATAAAAATTCCAGTTTCGTCAGGAACTTCAAAAGATTGTGCAAGTGGATCCACCCAACGCTGTTGTGTAATACTTCTATTCTTAAATGAAGTACTAGCAACAGTTTCCGTTTTTTCAGAAGTTAAAGTTCTTTCATCAGTTTTAGCAATTTGTTCAACTTTTGCATTTCTAATTCTTAAAGTTGTTTCTTCTGTATTATTAAGGGTTCCGGAAGAAACAAAATTAGTTGATGCAGTGCTGTCTGTAGCTCCAGATATTGTAGTGTTAATAGAACTAGTTGTAAGTGTAAATGTTTTTGTTCCGGTTTCAAAAGAAGGTGATGAAGGTAATGTTGCGTTAGGAATAAACAATGATCCTATTAATGTTCCGGCAGAATCAGTTACTAATCTGACTTTTGTTACCTTTGCAATCGCACCACTTGTCTCACCTTTTAATTGCATATCGCTAATAATAAAACCATAATATCCAGCCGAGGATTGCAGTTCTAAAGATGCAGTGTCTAAATTCAATATTGTTGACGTGCTAGAATATGAAGAAGGTATTGATTCAGTAGGTATATAAGGATTTTCAGTATATACCTGGGTAGGACTGTTGTAGGGTCCATATTTATGATTTGGTTTTGCCAATCTAGCTCTTACAGCAGTAGTTCCAGAAGTTCCTTGTATTGCTTCTCCAACAGCAAATGTACCACTAACCATCTGCACTTCAACTAATTTTGGTGTTGCGTATTTATTCATATCAACATTATCAAAAAATGCATACATCTGAGTTTTTGGTTTCAGTCTTTTTGCAATAAACTCAACATTCCTTGATCTCATAGTATGAATAACTTCAGTAGACACTACCTTAGTTCCCAAATTCACATAATCAAATTGTTCGCTTACTTTATATTGAATTCCCTGCCTAGATTGTTTAGTAGTTGTTAAAGTAGTTACATTAGCAAAATCAGTATATTGATCTTGATAATCAATCTTTGTCCATTCTGGAATACCTCTACCTTTTTGATATCCGCCTCTCCAACTAGTTCTACCAGTTTCTTTAGTTCCAATATAAATGGAACCCATATTTTTTCTACCTGTTTCTACGGTTCCAGTCCAAGTAGTTTCCCAAGCTCCCCACGTAATAGGTGATAATCCAGTGTTTGTATCAACCCCTAATTGTTGAATAGTTGTATTATAGGTTCCTTCCTGGTCAACTGTTTTTTTGGTTCCCTTTGTTTCAATCCAAGTATCAGTAGCAGGATTTAATTCAATTGCACCAATCCAATTAACAACATTAAAAGGATTTACGTTTACAATTCTAGTTGCAAACTTATTTTGCAACCATTGTTTATCTGTATATTTTAAACAGACTACATCTCCAACTTTTACTGTATTTGGATTTCCCAAGTCTTTAACAAATCTCAAATCTGCATCTGGGTTAGATGTATTTGCTGCGCCAACTACAGCTTCAGATCCAAGTAAAAGGTCAATCGAAGTTGTGTAGTGTTGTGGTCTCAAATGTCCTTCTAGGGTATCAATACTGCATTTATGATTTGGATTTCCTAAAGAACCTGCAAAATCTGATTTAAAATTATCAACAAAGAATCCGGTCTTAAATCTATCTAATCCGGTTTGACCATCCTTTAAAGTTAAATTTTTAGTGTCACTCTCTAATAAAGATAACGAAGTGTAGTATTCTACATTTTTCAGCCTATCCTCAAGTCTTGCAATGTCTTGCATTCTATAACGTTTATGCGTAGATAATTGAACTTTTACATCGTTAGAATTGTAAACATATGGAGGCATTAAAATTGTAGCCACTTCTAATGCTGTTTCAATATCTTTAGGATTTTGTGGCTTTAATGATGGCACACCACTACTTACAAAAAATTCTCCAAATTTATTTAAATATAGTTTATCGATTCTTCCCAGATAATAATCATAAGAAACTATGATATTTTTATCCTTTGCTATATTAAATTGGCTTGAGTTTGTTGATGCTGAGTATGTTCTTGCCGCATATTCAAATGGAGAATAAATATTGGTTGCTTGATCATATGGTGAAACTCTGGGCCTTACATCAATAATATCATTTGCTCTGTAGGTATCAATATAAGGCAAATCATTAGAAAATCTTTCTTTATCATACGAAGTTACTGTTACAAAATCACCAGTATCTGCTGGATCAATTACGTAGTTATGATATATAATTTTTAATTTTTTAGTTGGGGCTATGATTCCCTCTTTTCTAGTGATATATGCATAATTTGCAATTTCACGTTCTTGTCCATAATCAATAATAAAGTCATTGATTATATTTCTATCTCCCTCAATAAATTTGACAACATTAGCGGTTAAATTTGATTCAACAAAAATAATTTTTTCATCTGCAACAAAAGAATTTTCATTGACATAAACGATTTCGATGGTATTTGATCCATTATTTTCAACTAATACAGCCATAGCTTGACTAGATTCACCATATATCATTTCTCCTCGTTTAGAATTGAGAATATTACCATTCAAATTAGATAATTCTAATTTTGGAAGGTCCGCTTGATTTGAATCTGAAGATTCAAATATACCCATAACAAAACTAACATCTGCAACTTGTAATGAAATATTTTTATCTTGGACTCTAGTTCCATAAATTGAACTATAAGTTAATCCATCGGCCAAAGTTGTACTTGTTATTCCGGATGATGAATTTGCTGATCTAGTAATATTTAAAACTGTTGATCTATTATAGAATTTTTTTCTTGATTTTAAACCTGTTTTTTTCAAAGTTGCAGTTAATGTTGCTGGCCCATTTGCAGTTAATTGAACTAGGTTTATAGTTCTTCCAGCACTAATTGAAAATTTAGAACTAGTTAATGGTTCATTAGTTCCATTAGAATAAACTAAAGTATAGTCTTCCTCATCAAATGGAACTAATGTAACATCTGTTCCAGATTCTAAAGTAGCAGTAAGTGCATTTGAAGATACCGTTACGTCATAAGATTTTCTAAATATAATTTCACCACTTGTTAAATCAACCGACGCAATATCCGTATTTTCGTATTCAGTAAATAAAAATGATTCTTTAGTATTAGTTAATACTGGGATAACCTTAAATACATCTGTAGAAGTTATAGAAGAAATTGATAGAGTTCCATCACAAACTCCACTAACTGAAGTTGTGGGTTTAACAATTATTCTTTTGCCAGCAGTATTAACTTCAGAAACTATATTGTATGTTGGAACTGTTTGACCGGATTTAGTATAAGAGATAATATCTCCGGTTTTGATACCTATTCCAAAAATAGAAGTAGAAGCTGAAATCGTACTAATTCCAGATGAGGCAGTAGAAATACTAAAAGTTGTTCCCTGCGGGGATAAAAGTAATGGTTGACTTAATAACAAATCTCCAGTAAAAGAAGTTCCATCAAGACTTACAACTTGTCTAACATCTGATAATGAATAATCTCGTATATTAGTTACAGTTCTTGAAATTTCTACTTCATTAACCAATAATGATTCATCTTGTAAAAAAGTTCCAGATACTTGATATAAAATAAGTTGATCGGTATTTGTTGCTACTTTAGCTAAATATCCAGAAGCAGAACTATTTTTACCTTCAATGAACGCAGGAAGATTTAGAGTAATTGTAGAATTGATAGTTAAATAGGTATAAGTTTGGACATCATATACCGATCCTTCAAAAATAGTCGTAGCATTTGAGTATTGTGTATTTTTTAACTTCAAATCATAAACCCTTGCAATTCCAACTTCAATTCCAGACGCAGTTCCGGGTGTAGATGTTCGTTGAGAATATAGTTTAACTTGACTAGTCGCTCCAAATCCAACTTTTACTCCACCAAAAACATTATTAATCTCAAGTTGATTCCCTAAACTAAAAGGTAAAGTGATATTTTTAACTGATGCTGTGGTTCTTGGTTTTGCTAAATCAAAATTAATAGTATTTAAAGTTTCTACTTCATAGCCTCTGACATATGCTTTTCCTGGAGATATTTGAAGGGTTAATAAGTCATCTGACGGAGTGTTTCCTTGTTTAGTTAGTTGATTATATTGGAAAACTCCATTATTACCTATTTTATTATTTAAAGATTCTTTAGCTATAACCGAATATGGTTTTACATAATAATCACCGGATTCATCATATGTTCTTCTAGCTAATTCATCCGTTATAAGATTTGGATCTTCTTTTTTTGTAAATTTTTTTAAGATGCCGTTTTCAACTCGCATCAATTCAACAAAATTTTCATCATTAAAATCATCTAAAGATTTTTTACCCAATGTTGCTGTAATTTTTAATCTATCCGCTCCTGGGGCTGCAAAATTTGAAAATCCCCTAGCATTGTCATAAAGATCTGGATTTGATTGAGACGCTACAGAAAGTTCTTCTAAAATATTTAAACCAATTCGATACGAAGGTAAATTTGAATATTGATCAAGAATTACTGTTTGTGCATAAACATCAATAAAAAAACCTCTAATAAAATAAACACCTTGATCAATTTTTGCAGCCGAACCAGTTTCTACCGATCCTGTTACTATTGATGTTGCAAATGATGAGTTTTCAAGTATAACTGCCGTCGTATAGTCAATATTTTCTAAAGAAATTAAATTTTCTCCATCAACAAATGTGTTTGATGAAAAATTAGTATCACTTGAACTTTGATATTTTATATAAAGAGTATAATTATCATTTTCAGATTGAGTATTTGTAATATAACTTTCTACTTTCGCAATTACCCCACTAGTTTCTCCTTTTATTAATTTTCCAACTAACTTGTCGATATAAAAAGAAACTGAAATTCCTAAGTGAGTTGGATCTATTTGGACACAAGAATATTCGGGATCATACGCAATACTCCCAGGTATGACTACAGACCCTTCTTTAAAAAAATGTTTGCCAAATTTTTCAATTTGATTTTGCAGTATTGATTGTGACGTTGTTAATTCTCTGGCCTGTATTGGAGTTCCGGGTTTGAATAATACTCTTTGATAACCCTTAGTTACATCAAAATCATCAAAGTATGGCGATGCATTTAAATTAGTATTTTGTGCCATGTTAAGTTAAAACTCCAGTATGACTTTAATATCTTCTTTTTGGCTAGAAGATCTGGGAATTGGCTGCCTATTATCTATGTAGATAATTTCACCAGACTTTTTATTATATTCTGCAGAGGATATACCTGAAACAAAATCAAGACCTAACTGATATATTCTATTATTTATTGTGGTCGTTATACCGTTAAAATTGGTATTGATTGATAAAGCTGGTCCAATAATTGAAGATCCGTTTATTGTAACTCCATAACCAATGTCTGGATTTGATGTGAAAGGAATTATTCTAAATGCAGTTTCACTTGAAGCTAGTCCCGTTGATTGATAGTATTTAAGAACCCCTGTTATTGGATCCCATGATGCAACAAATCCTATTGCAGTTGACCCAAATCCAACTGTTTGAGTAATTTTTGAATCTATTGCATAAGTTGTGTTAGTAGTAATTCCAGATAATTTTAAAGCCTGCAATCCACTTACTAGAGAAGTATTTAATACTTGGACATTACTGCCAACAACGGTTGGATTTTTTATCACTCCTACTCTAGCGAAATCGTTTCCAAGAATAATATCCGGATTACTGTCTAATGTTTCAAATCTAGAATATAACAAAACACGATATGCACCCAGTTCTCTGTATATATCATATCCATGTCCACCTTTCGGGGGGATAATTACTTGAAAAGTTGCTACAGAAGTTGTACCAATTCCAGTATTACTTAACTGACCTAATGGGCCATTAATATTTGATTCTGGAGCTCCTGGATAAAATTGAATGGTGCCATATGTATAGTCTTTCCCACCTTCAGTGACGAATACCTCAGATATTTTTCCAAAAGAATCGATTGTAATTGTAGCTTTACCTCCAGAACCATCACCCAATATTGGAACATTCGAAAAAGAAGTTGAGATTGGTTGATAATTTGAACCCCTGTTTGTGACAAGAATTACTTCTATTTTTCCATCAATAGAATTATTTTTTGTTGCAACACTTTCTCCAACTACTCCCCAATCTTCAGGAACTGGAATATACTCAATAGAATCAAATTTAACAATTTCCGAAGGTTTAATGGTGTAAAGATATTTCCAAATATATCCGTCTCCACTAGCGCCCGCAGATCTGGGCTCCAAATCAATAAAAGTTGGTTGATCATATGATGGTCTGCCCTTAGGATTTTCAGGATCCGTGCCATTTTGGAGACAAATATAAACTCTTAAGTCATCATTAATTGCGTAATAATTTGATTCATATAGAGAAGTTGAATTTGAAACTGGTGAAGGGTTGTAAACATTATAATCATGCCTATACATTTCATAGGTATTGCCGGCAACCCAAGGTGTTTTTCTAATTAATCTCCTAACATCTTGATTTGTTATTTGTTTCATTGCAATAATACTTTCTTTTATCTGGTTTTCCTCTTGAAAACCATCCAAAGGAGATGGTGTATTAGCAATCCAATTTGGTGTTCCACCAGTAGCCGGATTTAATGCGTTAGGAAGGCCAATAAAAGTATAATATTTACTATCAGTATTCCCAGCGCCAGAAACACTCTTTGCAAAAGTTTCTGCATTTAGAATTCTAAATTGATCTGATATAATTGCGGGCATTTTATAAATATACTTTTCTTTATTTAGTTACTTAATAGTCCTCTTGTTCTAAAGATCTTAGCAGAGGTACTTAATCCAACCAATCCATTATTTGTATAAGTTTCAAAAGATTCTGCTCCGGTTAAAGACAAAGCTCTATTTTGGTAGTCATATATTTTACCCCAACTATATCTTCCATAAAAATTATTAGTTCCGACACCAGTATTATTTGGACCTCTTTTATAAACTTTAACATAGTTATCTACCATAGGAGCAAAATGACATGTTACCGTCACTATGCCCAGATTTGGAGTTGTTACATTGTCTGCAATATAAACTCCATCTATAAAACTTTTTGCAGTTCCAATTCTTGAATTTGGATAATTACTCATTCCGCCAAGTAAAGTTGTTATTCCTACCAAATCACCTCCAGTGGAAACATTACTATCAGTAATTACAAAATAATCACCTTTTTGTAATTGACTATTAGAAATTCCAAATGTATTAAGAGATGAATATCCGATTCCTAAAGTATTATTATCATAAGTTTCAGACTGTAAGACAAATTCTATTTTTGGTGAGGTTGTTCCTATGCCAGGAGTTCCAGAAATAAATGTGTTTATTCCAATAATTATTCCATGGTCACCTACTGCCTTAAAAGATTTAATAGTTTCAGATCTAAACACATCTGGTTCAATCATTACTGCAGGTGGAGAATTTTGCAAGTATCCAAATCCACCATCTATAATAACGATTGAAGTTACTAATCCAGAAGTTACTGATGATTGTGCTACAGCCCTATGGAAAACAGGTTCAGCATATATTACAGTCGAAGCTGCACCAACTGCAATATATTTTCCATTTGTGCCAAGAGATTCCTCAAATGATAAATCTTTTATGTTATTAGTTCCCACATAATTCCTAATAACCCATGTAGATAGATTAAATGAGTAGTATAAATCCCCACTAGATGTAATAGCAACGTAAAAACCATAATTATATTTAATATTTACAAAATTTGTTAATCCATACAAATTAGTTGTTATAAATTCATACGAACTTCTACTAATAGATTTTAATATAGCTCCATTATTTGCAGCAATAATAAAATTACTTCCATCAAAAGTAACTTTATTTAAATTATTACTAGTTGGAGATGGTTCTAGTTCCCAGAACAATCCAGTATTTGATGTTAATATAGTTCCGTCATTACCAACTGCAACGAAATATCCATTACCAAATGCGATACTATTTAAATCTTTAATTGTTCTAGAATATCTGTTAACAAAAGTATTAGTATGTATTCCTGAACCAACAAATATAGATCCAGCGGTTCCAACAGTTACCCATGTATTTGGTAATGGATTATATACAATTTCTTTTAACGTTCCGTTATATGAACTAGATTGTTGCAATAATGCTCCATATCCAGGAATAGATAATTCTTCTACAAGATTTAATTGTGTCCAACTTGAAATAGTAGTAGCATATCCAGTCGCTTTTCCAATTTTTCCAAAAGATCCAACAGCTAGTATTGTATTAGAATTACCATATCCAACAGATGCCGAATATACAGAATTAAAATTAGTTGTTGATCCCAGTCCAATATTTCCAACTTCCCATTCAGAACCATCTGCACTAATAACATATAAAGAGCTATTTCCGACAGAAATAATTCTTTCTCCAAAACTTAACGAATTTAGTTGTGAAGTTGTAGATAGTCCAGAAATACCAGTAACAGTATTCCATTCATATATGGGATCTTTAATTGAAATAGCAGAAAGGGATATATTAACATATGGAGAAGTAGTATATGCATATCCAACTCCAGGAGAAGTTACTGTTATTGAAGAAATTGTAGATGCTACTGAAACTGTAGACGTAGCTTCTGCTGCTTCAGTAGTTCTATTTTCAACTATGAATAAATTTCTTAAATCTTCAACCAAGTTATCAGTTCCAGCAAAAATTGGAAAAGCATTATCAACATAAATTGAAGTATCTTCCGGAGATATACTTTTTATTATAGTAGCATTTGGTCTTATGTTGCTTTGTAGATTCGGTCTAGATTTTGCAAATAATGATCCTGTTATAATTTTATCTTGTTTTTGTTTTTTCCATGTCAATGGTCTTTCTTTACTGGAATCTGTAATAATTCCTATGCTGCCATAAGTAAATGTATCCAATTGATCTGATGATACTATTTTTTTGACTGTTCTTTCAAATTGAGAAATGTCATAAAGATCATCACGATTTTCTTGAATTACTAATGAATCGCCAACTTTTATAGTTTTTGGTGGTTCTATTTCTTCAACATCAATTGATGAGCCTCTGTAATAAAGAATACTACATTTAGAGTTTTTTCTGGGTGCTTCCTTAAAAATTACTCTACTTCCTTGGAATGTATAAGAATCTAGAGGATTTTGTATTACATTATTAATGTAGATAAAGATATTATTTGTAATATCCAAATCTGACCCAACTGGAGTTTTTAAACTTAAAACTTGTTTAACACCATTAATCATCGCACTCAAAGTAAATTTCTTTCTAAATCCATTAAAGTTTTCGGAAATATCATCGAATATGATAAATTGTCCTGGATAAAAACCACTAAACTTATCAGTTTGAATTTCTTGTACTGTTAGAATGAGATCTTCTGGTTGTCTGAATGAAACTATGCCGCTTTGCGTATAAAAATGAGGAATGGTTGTGATTCCAGATAGTATAGTGAATACATTTGTTGATCCAAGGCCAACGGTATCAGGAATTCCAGTTACTTGGAAATCATAAGCACCATCAGAACTATCATCGGTATATCTAAGAACTCTTTGAACAGTTGCAGCTTTTTTGGTTTTTCCACCACTTACGTAATCATGAACGATTGTAGAAATACCCGCATTAAATGTAAAAGTATTTGTAGTTATACCAATAACAGTAAATGTATATCCATAAATGGAGGATCCTGGATACGGGAATATTGTAGATGTAATACCAGCTTGAGCTGTGCCACCAGAAACATAAGTATGTGTAATACTGGAAACTCCCACATTGATTGTAAATTGCGTCTGACTTAAAACAGAATTGACTTTAAAAATATCCCAATTACTCAATGTATTTTGACTAGATCCTGGATACGGGAATATTGTAGATGTAATACCAGATCCACTAGGACAGGTGAGAGCGATTCCAGCTAACTTGATTTGCTTTCCTGTAATAGCTAAGTGATTACTTGCGGTAGTGATTGTTGCTATTCCAGATACTTTATCGTAGATGAGATTTGTAATATTTACAATTGGATTTTGAACATATCCAGGACAGGTAAGAGAAAGATCTTCTAAAGTAACTTTATCTCCAATTAAATAGTTGTGATTACTTGAGGTGGTTGCTGTTGCAATACCTGTTGTATTAGTATATTTAAATGTGGTGATTCCTATTTCTGGCCAACCAACAAATGTATGTGGAATTGTAGAAATTCCAGAGTTTATTGTAAAACTCGTAGATCCTAAAGATGTGAGAACTGGGAATACTTTTCCATAAGTGCTTGTGCCATCCGGGAATATTGTAGTTGTTACACCTGATTGAGCTGTCCCACCAGAAACATAAGTATGTGCAATACTAGAAACTCCGGCTATAATTGTGAATTGTGTATTACTTAAAACTGA